TGAGGATTAAGACCAGGTGCTTGGATCTCTAATCCTTTAAGAGGAGTAGCGACAGATCCAGTAGCTTCATCGCTGTAAGCTTTCTTTCTGGATTGAAGACCTTGTTGTGTAAATTTTCCCATGAGTTAACGTTTTGATTTAATAAGTCCTGCATCTTTCATGCCGCTATAAGTACTAAATCCTGTAGAGACTCCACTTAATCCAGCACTTAATATTCCTGCAAAGCCTGGGCCACTTACTTTCTGTCGTTTTATAGGTTTCATAGGATCTAATATCGTTCGTTCTAAGTATGGTTGTTGACTTGCAATTCGACTAGCTCTTTCTACTCCTGCTCCGCGTTTCTGTTCTTTCAGTTGCTTACCAGTAAAGGCTAGGTTCTTATCCGTTGCATAATCAAATGCTGCTTGTTGTCGTTGAACATCAGCAATAAGGTTTTGAATACTGTTTCCTACTCGACCAGCAGCTACTACTTCACCTTTAGCTTGTAGTGCAGCAAGTGAAGTCTTTCTTTTCTCTGCTCCTGCTGCTGCTTGCTCTTGCATAAGTCGTAAATTCAATGCAGCAATATCACTTTCGTATGCTTCATTAGCAAGGAAGAAGTTCTGAGCTATAACATCATCTTGTAATTGTTTTTGTTGTGCTTCGTTAGTTCTTGCTGATTGTGCTTGCAGAGTGTTGTATTGATATTCCTGCTCTGCCTGCATATTTTCAAATTCTATTGCTGCGTTCTGTGCTCTAGTCGCTGCTTGCTGCTGCATTATCTGGAGGCCAGCAGACATGACCCCCATAATTATGCTGACTGGTTCACACATAATTAGATCCTCACGAACTCATAGAACAGACGACTCTCTGGCCCATATTCTGAGTGCTTTTTAATGAATGTAAATCCCATCCATTGAAGCCATCTGACATGAACTTTGTTTCTAGCATCTACTACATTAAATAATACAGGATACTCCTGAATAATCTTGTCTAGTTCTACCTTAGATCGTCTTAAGAATGTACGCTTGTCACTTGGGTCATCCAACATTGACTGACAACCCAACATCCATATACGACCAGATGTCTCTGATTCAGGTACAACACCCCACATACCCATTGGGTGTCCATGCCTGCTAACCATAGTCATACAGGGGTTACTCTTAAAGAAGCAGTAGAACAAACTAGCTATGGGTGTCAGTCCTGACTGTGCTCTGATTTCAGCTATATCCTCATCTCTCATATTCTCACCAATAAATCTAATATCTTCTAACTCTGTACGTCTTTGATAAGCTACTGCCTTTTCGCTCTCGTATGATAGAACCCTTCCCATTCGGCTGATTGGAATCGACAAGGTAGTGGACTTGTAGAGGATATTTCTATCTTAGTATCTATATTGCTTGCCATCACAGGTACACGGAAACTTCCCGTAAGAACTGAAGGATCTCCGATAAGTGGAGGAGCCTCACCAACGATGACTCCGTTATAGGGATAAGTGTTTGTGTCTCTGCTTGCAGGAGTAACTTTTAATTCAAAGGCTGACGACTCGTCAAAGATTACAGTCCAAGTTCTCATCTGTAGTTTTGGCCCAGAAGCTAATGCAACACCACCACCTTGCGGCTGTTCTTTTATATATGGAGTGCTGAACTCGTAAGTCATAGTGTATCTTTCACCGATAAAGAACCTTGGTATTTTATTGCCTACTGCTGTCTTCAAGTCTCCAAGGACTGTGATTGAGTTAGAGGTAGTTAGATCGGCGATAGGCTCAATAACCTGTCCATGTCTAAGAATGTTATTACCTTCTTCAAACCTTCCTACTACTACCATCTCTGCTCCAGTATTGATAGGGTAAGGAAGAGTAATAGTGGTTTGAACTCCTAATGCACCAGGGTTAATTAGTGTTAGAAATTTTGTAAAGCTACAGTTTCCACTGGTTGTAAGACTTGTGCCAGCCGTGTAAGTAAAAGTGTTTGCATTGGGAGTGCTTGCGATTGTGTATTGACCATCAACGCCAGTACCACTTGTTAAAGCAACATAGATAGAATCATTAGTCGAGTATCCATGATTCGCTGAAGTTACGGTAACTGTTGTTCCTGACTGGCTATAAGTACCAGCAGTTACAGGTTCCTCAACTTTTCTATCTAGCAGTATTTCTATCTCTGTTCCTGGGTCTACCTGCTCGGGTCTTAGTGAAACTTTTTCTAAGTAAACACCGTCAGAATATTGAATAACAAGATAAAGATCACTACCTTTTACAGATCCACCTAATATTTCTTTAAAATCACCAGTACCACTAACTTCCCAGTAAGACCAAGCTGATTGAAGCTTTGTATCTTCTTCAAAGAAGAACTTGTAAATATATATTCTCTTAGGCTGGTCTTTGCTTATTGCGATAATTGCATCTTCTGCAACGCAAGAAATGAAATTACAAAGATTGCCTGGGACATACCTTGGAATACTGGAAGTTACATCTTCAGACAAGGGTACTGAACCACTAGAGTCAGGAAGGAAGAACTCTCTGACACCACTGAAATCTCCTTTAGGTATAGGGAAATAGGTATTACGTCCAACTGCTATAGGGTCAACAGATACATCCATTTCATAGCTGGTCATCTGTGTGATGCCAGCAGTCTTAGGAGTTAAAGCAACACCAACGTTGATACCTGAGTCCAGCCTGAATTGTGAATGCCTACTAAAAAGAAGTAATGTATTTGCAAATGAAACACTAGAGACAAGAAAGTTAATAGAAGTACCGCCGCAACTTAAATCGACAGGTCCACTGTCAATTATGGTTTGAACAGTTTGAGGCCAAAAACGCCCATAGTCATCCGCAGCAGAAAGGATTGCATTTTCATCGGCAAGCATGACTAGCCTATTTCTGAATAGGTTTAAGTTTTGAATGTAGCTTCCGACAAAAGAAGGATTTAAAGCTGTAACTTCATCTCCAGCTATACGGCCTGACCATGTGTAACCATAAGAAATATTCCCTGAAGTTGTTTGACTTTGTGGTGCTGTGTAGGTAAACGTATTTGCACTTGTAGCCCTAATAGAAAAGACACCAGTTGTTGCATTACCTGTAGAAGGTCTAACTAACAATAAAGCTCCATTCTTTAACTTATGATCATTACATGTAACAGTTACTGTTGTACCTGATTGAGAGTATCCAATATTGGTAAGAGATCCACCAACTGTATGCTGACTTTTTTCAGATTTTGTATATCTCTGAAAAGTAAAACTACCGTCTTCGTTTCTAATTAGAACATGAGGCATTGTTGTTTCGTCAAACCTATATGGAATACCAGGTGCAACTGTTTCTTTCCATACTCCATCTCCGTATTCTCCTAAAGTTGGGTACTCTTTATTTAAAGTAAATCTAACGTAATAATCATCGTACTCTGTTGCTTGCGAGCCTTGAACCTTTACTATAAATCCTTCAAATGCTTTTACTGGCAGGTCATCTAAGTCGTCAACTACTGTTTTAATTGCCTTTGTATTTTCTCCAGTTCCTGTATCTTTGCTTGATAAAGTATAAGCTCCTAAATCATTCTTTACTATCTTAATTATATAGTCATAGTTTTGAACACTATACCCACTAATAGTATCTAATTGGTCTGCTAATTTATCTGCAATATCTATTGTTGATAACTTTTTCATTGTGGTAATCGTGCAATTACCGCTGTTAACTGTTGAGTTATTTGCTGCACTAGCAGTGTAAGTAAAATCATTACCAGTATTGCCTACTCCAGTAACTGTGTAAGTTCCAGCTACAGCTTCAGATGTTGGATCTTTAAATGCTATTTGAAACTTATCGCCAAAAACTAAACCATGCCCTGCTGCAACAACACTGACAGTTGTACTATTAGCTCCTTGGGTAAAGGTAGCCTCCAAGTCGTTGCCGCCAGCAGGGTCAGTCCTGTAAGTCTTTGTGACTCCACCTAATGTCACGCTATATTCTGTGTCGTAATTTGCAGCCTTTATAAATACCATTGAAGAAGGTTCATCTGTTGTCTTGCCCCACTCAATAGAAGTATCAGCCGACATTGCAACTTGTTTTTCTCTGTTAACGATGAACGTATAGTCAGCAACAGATGCAACCCTAAATGCTGATGAAGGATCAGTTGCATTATCTATGTCAAGGTAAGCAGCTCCGTCAGGTTTTGCAGGAGTAACAAGTGTTCCATCTAACAACGATACTTTTATATCTCCGTCTTGAATAATGACTATGTAGTTAACACTTCCGTCTCTCTCGACCATGTGAATAAAAGGTCTATTAGTTCCAGCACTTCCTGTAAATATTTTTTTTATGTGGTGCATTGGCGGCCTTTTCTTTAGACCTTCAACTGGACTAGGTAAGCAATTAATAACAGATTCTGCTTGTGATGCCAGTCGCAAAGCAGGAGGTTGCTGGCTTACTCCATTAATGAGGTTGGGTATTGAAGAACTAATTAAAGGCATGACTACCTAAGAACAGTACGACTTGGTTGATAGGTCTGGAATACTCCTGTGTGGTTAGGATTACCTCTAATCATATTGTGATCTCCTGCGTTATTCTCCTCTTCCATGAACAAAGCTTTAGCTTCTGCTTCCATTGTTAAGTTGATCTGTGTTAGATCTGCACTGCCTAGTATTTGGTCTTGCAGTTGCCTGCCTGCCTTGACCATGATGTATTGACGGGCATGTTCAGGTAGGTCAGTCCAACTAAGAATATATGTAACATCTGCTGTTAAGTCTTCTTCAAACACAGAAGTGTTCTTTCTTCTGTCGTATAGCTTCAAGCCTCTTTGCACTACCTCATTATCTGGGTATTCATAAGGATCAATTTTAACTCTACTTATATCTGAACTCAATTCAATTTCATTAGTACCTGCTGTTCTGGTAAGAGTTCTCTCATAGTCAGTATTAAATGACCACCCCTCTGCCTGAACTGTTCTGCTGGTTTCTTTTAAAGAATCATGTGCCTGTCTAGCCAAACCAAATTGACCTTCAAGACTATTGACAGGTGCTTCACCCATCATTCGCAGGACTCTGTTAACTGCTTCTAATTCTGAAGTTAGATTAAGACCCATAAGAAAAGAGGGGGCATATAGCCCCCACGGTAATTAGCTGGTAGCTGTGTATATCTCGATAGCACAGTCTGGACGTAGAACGCCAGTACCATGAGCCATAGATCCGACCATGAATGTACCTTGCCATAGTGCATGCACATCGGAACCAGTTTGTTCCATCTTCAGATCCATCAACTTAACTGTACCAACAGCTTGCTTGTTGAATACAAGTCCCACACTGTCTGTGTAGTTAGCATGGTATGTGTTGTTCTCGCCAGTTACAGCAGAACGGTTTGTAGTTGGCAAGTGGTTAGACTTAACGATGCTGATACCAGCAACCTTTAAGACTGTTCCATCTGCGTATGCTCCAGAACCACCCCAGTCTCTGTTGAGTACGTCTGTTGTTTGGGCGATTTTGTAGTACTCAGTTGGGCC